GAGATGGACTCGGAAATGATGAAAATTATTTCTGGAAAACAGCAAAAGAAACCAAATTAGACACTTCTAACGGTATAAATTACGTTGATCACCCAGAATTAGGATGAAAAACCTACTTTTTATATCAGAAGACAAAGAGAGAGCGTTAATACAGGAATTAGCGTATAAAATGAAGATGGCAGAGTTGCCAATTCATCCAAAAGACACTTGTTTCCTGTCAGTTGCTCCTGATTACTCAGGAATTGCTACACAAATCCTCTCTCATAGTCTTTCTATGGAAAAAGAGATATTTAATATAGAATCAGTTAATGTTCCATACCCAGATGAGGACAAAAGAGAGTATTTAACTGAATTTACACAGAATTTTATGAAATGGCAGAGAAGATGGGATAAATTTGTGCTAATTCAATCAGGTGTAGTGTGGGGAGATAATTTAATGGAGTTATGTAACATAATGACAAGGGCATCTGGTGCTGAAATCTATGCTGCAGCACTTTGTGAGAGTCAACATAGTCGTTTTAAGTGCAATTTAGTGTCTTTACACTACGATAGCGACCAATTTGACCTCCATTTTTGGTGGGAACAACCCAATATTCATTATCCTTGTAACTTATTGTAAAAAAACGTGCTAAATACAGTGAAGAAGTATTGTATAAATGGCATCCCAATTAAGATCACGCGAATTTAGGGATATAAGTCTGTCTTTTGAACCACATCCTGTTACAAAAGATATACCTATATTGAGGGATACTGCGTGTATTCGTAAATCTGTAAGTAATATAGTTCAAACTATTCGTGGAGAAAGGTTTTTTGATAGTCTCTTCGGATCAAATGTTCGTAGATCTTTATTTGACTTCGTTGATTTTGCTACAGCATCGGTAATTGAACGTGAAATTACAGAAGCAATACTTAATTTTGAACCAAGAATCTCTGATTTAAGAGTTAAAGTGGATGCAAGTCCAGATGACAATCAATTTGAGGTAAACGTATCCTTTAGTTTGATTGGAGAATCTGCCCCGACACAAGATTATACGTTCCTATTAGAAGCAACAAGATAATATGCCTTTTACTAAATTTACAAACTTAGATTTTGATCAAATCAAAGCACAGTTAAAAGATTATTTAAGAGCAAATTCTACTTTTACTGATTTTGACTTTGAGGGATCCAATTTTTCGGTTCTTTTAAACACTTTAGCATACAATACTTACATTAACTCCTTCAATGCGAACATGGTTGTTAACGAATCTTTCTTAGATTCAGCAACTTTGAGGGAAAATGTCGTATCTTTGGCAAGAGGAATCGGATATGTTCCTCGTTCTAGAACATGTGCAAGAGCAAGTATAACATTAGACGTAGAATGTTCAACAAGTTTGGCAACACTTACACTTGAAGCAAGAGGACCTGTATGTGTGGGTGCTACAGATGACAGTTCTTACATATTTTCAATACCAGAACCAATTACTACAGCAGTTGTAGATGGTAAAGCAACCTTTGGTAGTGCTACAGATCCAATCCTAATCTATCAAGGAGCACTTTTAAAGAAGAAATTTACAGTTGATGGTAGTTTAGATCAACGTTTTCTACTTGATAACCCATTTATAGACATACAAACCATTGTTGTCAAGGTAAAAGGCACTGGAGAATCAGGAATTGGTAGAGAATATGCTGCTGTAGACAACATTGTTGGTGTTGATGGAGATTCAGAGATATACTTAATACAAGAAGTACAGGATGAAAAGTATGAATTACTCTTTGGAGATGGTATTTTTGGTAAAAAATTAGAGAATGGAACAGAAATTACAGTAACTTACATTGTTACAGACGGAGAATTGGGTAATGGAGCTGAAAATTTCTCATTTGCGGGTACATTTATAAACAGTTTGAATAACCCAGTTACTGTTCAATCAGCAAGTTTAACCACAATTACTAAAAGTACAAGTGGAACAGACATAGAACCTATAGAATCAGTCAAATATTTTGCTCCAAGACTATATGCTGCACAGTTTAGAGCAGTTACAGCAAGAGACTATGAGGCAATTATACAAAATATCTACCCAAATACTGAATCTATATCAGTTGTTGGTGGTGAAGAGTTAGATCCACCAGAATTTGGTACTGTTAGAATCAGTATCAAACCAAAAAATGGCGATTTTGTGTCTGATTTTGATAAAGACTTCATTCTTAGTAGATTAAAGAGTTATGCATTGACAGGAATTAACCAAAAACTTGTTGATATTAAAATTCTTTATGTTGAAGTCGATTCTTCTGTGTATTTTAACTCATCTCAGGTTACAAACGTCGATAATTTAAAGACAAATGTTTCAAATGCACTTCAATCTTACTCAGATTCTGTAGATTTAAGTAAATTTGGTGGAAGATTTAAATATAGTAAGGTTTTGAATGTAATTGATGATGTAGATCGTGCTATAACTTCTAACATTACACGAGTTAGAATTAGAAGAAATCTAAGAGCACTCATAAATCAAGAAGCACAGTATGAATTATGTTTTGGAAACAGATTTCATGTAAATAGTGCAGGTTTTAATATAAAGAGTACAGGATTTACTATTGTTAATGAACCAGATATTTGTTACTTAACAGATATTCCTAATGCAGATGGAAGGACAGGTGCACTTGCTATAGTTAAACCAATTGAAGAAACTGGAGAGACTAGAATTGTTATAGGATCTGCAGGTCTTGTAGATTACATAAAAGGAGAGGTCATCTTAACCACAACTTTGATAACTAGCACTGTTTTGAATGATGATATTATTGAAGTCCAAGCATTCCCAGAATCTAATGATGTAGTTGGATTAAAGGATCTATATCTTGAGTTTGATGTTTCAAAAAGTACGATAAATATGGTTAAAGACACTATATCTTCAGGTGAGAAGATTTCAGGAGTTGGATTTAAGGTAACATCTAGTTATAGCAACGGAGAGCTAAAAAGAGGATAAAATATGATACAAACTGGTATCGAATCGAGAGTAAAGGTTCATGAACTGATCGAGGGACAATTACCTGAATTTATTTTAGATCAAAGTCCAAAGACAGTTGATTTTCTCCAACAATACTACCGTTCAGTGGAGTATCAAGGAGGTCCTATTGACCTAGTTGATAATCTCGATCAATATTTAAGTCTTGATCAGTTAACACCACAAGTTATTGTAGGTGTTACTTCTCTTACTGCGTCTGCAAATTCATCAGATGATACAATCCAAGTTATAAACACAAGAGGTTTTCCTAATGAATACGGTCTTCTAAAAATTGATGATGAAATAATAACATATACAGGTTTAACTACAAATACTTTTACAGGATGTGTTCGTGGTTTCAGTGGAATAACTTCATATCATAGTATTAATGATTCAGAAGAATTAGTATTCAATACTTCAGTTGCTGCTAATCATGATAACGAATCTCCTGTACAGAATTTAAGTTCTTTATTTTTAAAAGAATTTTACAGAAAAGTAAAGTATTCTTATGCACCTGGTTTAGAAGATGTAAGTTTTATACCTGAATTAGATGTTGGTAACTTTATTAAAGAAGCAAGAACCTTCTATCAAGCAAAAGGTACTGAGGAATCATTTAGAATATTATATAAAATTTTATTTGGTGTAACTCCAACTGTTATTGATTTAGAATCATACTTATTAAAACCATCTGATGCAGAGTTTATCAGAAGAGAAGTAGTTTTAGTAGAAAAAATATCAGGAGATGTAAATCAGTTAGTAGGACAAACAATTTACAGTAAAACCAATCCTAGAACAAAAGCAGCAGTATCTGAGATTGAAATATTAACTAGAAACAACAAAACATATTATAAGTTAGGACTTTTCATTGGATATAGCAATCAAGATCTCATAGAGGGAGATTTTGATGTAACTTCATCTACAAAATCAATAACCAAGGTTTCAGCAGGTTCCTCTGTAATTACTGTTGATTCTACTGTTGGATTCCCAGATTCTGGAACTGTTTTTAGTGGCATTAATACTATAGCATATACAGACAAAACCCTAAATCAGTTTTTAAATTGTTCTGGTATTGACAATGACATCTTAGCAACTGATAATATCAGATCTGATGAAATTATATTTGGTTATGAAAATGGAGATTTTACAAAACCAGTTAATTTAAGAGTAGCAGCAATAATATCTGATATAAACCTTTCTAAAGATGCAGGTCTTGCATTAGAGAATGAAAAGATATCAATTAAAGAATTAGGAGATGTCATTACTAATCCATCATCCTCAGAAAGCACAGATAAACAGAGATTTGCTAATTCATGGATTTACAATACAAGTTCTAGTTATGAATGTTCTGCTATTGATAATGGTGCAAAACAGTTTACTTTAAAATCTTCAATTGATAAAGCAAGTTTAAAAATAAATGATCGTGTTGATATTATAAACGATAGTAATAAAGAAATAAAAGTAGAAAATGCTAAAGTTACTGCTATTGCAGGTAACGAAGTAACTCTAGAATATACTGGGTTTACTACTGATACAAGCATCCCACATTCGATTAGAAGGGTGCCAAAGAAGACTACAAGTAAGTTTGTACCCTTACAATATTCAGACTTATTCTCGGACATACAGAACGTTTACAGTGAAGATCTTGATGAGGGATCTTATGGAGATGAGTACATGTATGTTGCATCTAACTCTTTACCATCTTACACATTTAGACAGGATACCGTACCATCAACACCATCTATAGTGGTTGGAACTGCTGTAACCTTTATTGGTGCAGGAAGTACTGAAAGTGGTGCACTTTTAGCAGATACAGGAGAATTAACATATTCTATTATTAATTTCCCTACACAAGTTCCTTTTTTAACTGGAGATGAGGTTGTTTATGAACCAGAGAGTGATGCAATTATAGGATTAGACACAGGTAAATCATATTACGTTAGAGTATTACCAAATAAACAGCAAATTAAATTATATGCATCTAATTCTTTCATTCAAGGAGACTTGAATCTTGAATTTGAACCTTTACTTGTTGGTATTGGAGGTAAACATACTTTTACTCTAAGATCTGTTTATCAAAAACAAATTCAACCACAGAAACTTCTTAGAAAGTTCCCATTGATACCAAGAGAAAATGATGGACAAGATACCACAACTGAAACTGTGGGTATGATGATAAATGGTGTTGAAATTAAAAATTATAAGTCTCAAGATAAAATTTATTCAGGTCCTTTAAGTTCTATAACTGTAGTAAACTCAGGAACTGGATACGATGTTATAAATCCACCAGTCATTGAGGTTGCTAACACTGGATCAGGAACAACAGCACTTGTAAGACCAGTTATTAGCGGATCTGTCGATAAAATTTTAGTAGACCCTCAAACAAGAGAGTTAGATAAAGTTATTTCTGTTAGTATAACAGGTGGAGGTCCTGGTAATGGGGTTGCTTTACAACCAGTAGTTGAAGAAAGATTCATATCTGCTAGTTTTGATGCCAGATTATTGACATTTGGTGGTGGTATAGGAGAATCTGCAGAAACTATTACATTTTTAGGAGATCATAACTTTGCTAATGGAGAAGAAGTTGTATACAGAACAAATGGTAATCCTGCGTTAGGAATTGGAACCTTTGCAGGATCAAATGCAGATCAAAATAGATTCTTAGTAGAGAATACAAAATATATCGCAGAATTTGTAAACTCAAAGACAATTAGATTATATAATTCAACAAATGATTTCCAAACAGGAATCAATACAATTGGATTTACCACTACTTCTAACTCTGGTATTCATAGATTTAGAACTTTCAATGGTAAGAAAACTTTAAAAGATGTTAAAGTTCTTGAAGGAGGATCTAATTATCAAAACAGAGTATTAAATGTTAAACCAGTTGGTATCTCCACCATAGATCATCTTGTTAACTTTAAAAATCATGGATTCCAAGAAGGAGATTTAATTGAATATCAAAATACAGGGACTGTTATATCTGGATTAGTTACCACTAATCAATACTATGTCTTTAAAAATAATAATGATCAGTTTAGAGTTGCAGATGCAGGTGTTGGTGGAACTGTTAGAGATAATTTTGATAGTAGACTTTATATTAAATTAGACTCTATTGGGTCTGGATTCCACCAATTTAAGTATCCAGATATAAAGTTAAACATTAATGTTTCCTTTGGTGCTGCAGCAGGTACAGGGGTTATTACAGCAACACCTTATGTTAGAGGTAATATTATAGATGCTTATCTCTATGAAACTGGAACTGGTTACGGAAGTACAACTTTAAACTTTGAAAGATCACCTAGTGTAAGTATCAAAAATGGTAAGGGTGCATCTTTATATCCTGTTGTTGTAGGTGGACAATTAATTAGAGTTGATGTTAGATCAAGGGGATCTGAATACTTCTCTGTTCCTGAAGTAACAGTTGTTGGAGATGGTAGTGGTGCAGTTGTTCGTCCTATTATCAGAGATGGTCAACTTATTGAAGTGGTTGTTATATCTGGTGGAACTAATTATACACAAGAAAAAACTACTCTTAGTATTGTATCTGCAGGTAAAAATGCAATACTATCCAGTAATATTAGATCTCTAACTGTAAATGATGCTGAAAGACATGGATCTGAATACTTATACCCTACTCTTAAAAAAGGATTAGAATATGTTAATTTATCTTATTCAAATGATATAGCATCAAACGAATTTAATGATACGGGCACAACACACTCTCCAATTATTGGATATGCTTATGATGGGCATCCAATATATGGACCTTATGGATTTAGTGATCCTTTAGATACTTCATCAGGAGTAAGAATATTAGAAACAGGTTATAAGTTAGATTCATCTATTGTAGAAGATCGTCCAGAAGGATTTGCCGATGGATTCTTTATTGAAGATTACACATATGATGCTACTGGAGATTTAGATGTTCATAATACAAGATTCTGTAAAACTCCAGAGTATCCAAATGGAACTTATGCATATTTTGCAGGTATATCAACTGATGGAACATTCACTCCAAAATTCCCTTACTTTGTAGGTAAAAAGTTTAGATCATTGAATCAATTAGATGATAAAGATCAAAGTTTTGATTTAAATTCATCAGATTTGGTTAGAAATACTTTCCCACATCAATTAGGTGTAGATGGATCTAGAAATGACTTTGTTATTGAATCTCAAAGTTTCTTTAGTCAAGAATCATCTATTGAGTCTGTTACTAAGGGATCTATTACTGGTGTAGATATTAGAAATAAAGGAGTAAACTATAGAGTAGACGATATAATCAATTTTGATAACACAAATACCAATGGTGGTGGTGCCAGTGCAAGAATTTCTGAGGTAGAGGGTAAAACAGTTCTTTCTATAGCATCTTCTATAACAGAGTTTAGTGATTGTACGTTACTTTGGGATAGAGGTAGTATTAATGTTAAGGTTAATCCTTTCCATTCTTTCCAGACTAATGATGTAATTTCTATAAGTGGTTTATCAACTTTTGTAGATCAAATTGCAGGATTAAGAAGAGTTGCAATATCTACAGAAAACTTTAACATATACCAAGAATTACCTGCTAATGGTTCATCTGGTATCATGACAGACATTTATGTTTCTAATATACCAAAATCAGTATCAATTGGATCTACAATCGGTATTGGAACAGAAGTTTTATCAGTATTGAATATATTCAAACAGAGAGGCATAATTAGAGCAAAGAGAGGTATAACAGGCACAGCACACGCAACTAATACTAGAGGATTTGTATATCCAAATACAATCAAAATTGATATTGATGCTCCCTTCTTTGACTCATCATTAAATGAAAAAGTATTCTTCAATCCAACTGAATCTGTTGGTGTTGGATCTACCGCAGGTGTTGAAAATAGAGTAGAGTATCCTATAGGAGATAAAAATTATGATATCTCTATACCTAATCAAAGTATTTTCTTACCCAAGCATCCATTCAAGACAGGAGAAAGAGTAATCTTAAGGAAAAATGCAGGTGGTAGTTCTATTTCTGTAGCAAACACAGAATCTTCTGCAACATTTGATATTGGAGATACAGATCAAAGTCTTTTCGTTATTAATAAATCTGAAGATCTCATTGGTATTGTAACTCAATCTGGTTTAACTACATCTACAAATGGTTTATTCTTCTTTACTAATGGTTCTGATAATTATGAATATTCTTTAGAACCAACTAAGAATAAAATTATATGCGTAGTCCAGAAAAATGATGCAGTAATCGCTGTATCAACTGCACATAATTTACAACCTGACGATTTAATTAAACTAAAAGTAAAACCAAGCAGAAGTGTTGGAATTGGATCTTCTACTCAAGTTAGAGTTAAGTATAACTTTGACATAGAGAAAATTGTTATTGATCCTATCGGATTTACTTCAACTGCGATTAATACTTTAGATAATATAGTTACACTTAATAATCATCCATTCGTAACAGGAGAAAAAATATATTATAATGCTACAGACGAAGTAGCATCTGGTTTAGAACCTGGTTTATTTTATGTTTACAAGGTTGATAAGAATAGATTCCAACTCGCTCTTACATATGAAGATTCTGTAGCATCTCCTCCTAAACTTATTTCAATAGGATCTACAGGTGGAGCTGAGCAAGAGTTCTCTGCTATCAACCCAAGATTATTACCAACTAAAGGTAATGATTTAGTATTTGATTTATCAGACTCTACACTACAAGGATTTAAGTTTAATTTATATACTGATCAATTATTCTCAAATCAATTTGTTTCTGTTGCTAACACAACAACATTCTCAACTTCAGGTGTTGGAACTGTTGGTGTAACATCAACTGCTTCATTTACTTTAAAATATACTGATTCTTTAGTTGATATTGTACCAGATCCTACACAACCTTTATTCTATAATGTAGAAAGAGGTGGATTCATATCAACAGCAGACTCTACAGTTATTGATTATAACCAAATAACATTTGAGGATAGTAAGTATGATGGATCATACAATGTTATTGGTGTAGGTACTACTTCATTTGTTATATCTTTACTTAAAGATCCAGAATTAGAACTTTATACACCAGATATTACCAGTTCTATGGAGTATACAACTACTTCCAAGACTGCTTCTGGTTCTATTTCTAAAGTTCAAATGATATCAGAGGGTAATGATTACAAACAATTACCTGGTATTTCAAGTATTACAACTTTAGATGGTTCTGATGCCATACTGTTTGCTCAGTCTCCAACAATAGGTAAGATAAAGCAAATAAGAGTTATTGACCAAGCATTTGAGTATAATACAGACAAAACAATTAGACCTGAAGCAAATATACCATCTACACTTGAATTAAGATCTAATTTAACAATAACAGATGTAGAAATTCTTAATGGTGGAGATAATTATACGACCCCACCTGATGTTGCGATTGTTGATTCAGTTACAGGAGAAAGAATTAATGATGGTATATTAACAACAGAAGTTCAATCAAGTTCAGTTTCTGCTGTTAGTATTTTTGAACAACCAACAGGACTTAATTTTAACAGTAAAAATTTATTTACCGTTAATAATAGTAATGGTGTTGGTATATCCACTATGCAATCTTCAACTAGTGGTATTGTTACATGTTTCTTAACTACACCTTTATTAGGATTCAGCACTAATCCATTTACTGTTGGAGAGCAAATATTTGTAGAAGGTATTACTAAAAACGGAATAGGTGGTAGTGGATTTAACTCTGAAGATTATGGATTTAGATTCTTTGAAGTAATATCATATGAAAATCTAATTCCTGCAAAACTTAAATTTAGTGTGGCAGGTTTAACCACTAATCCAGGTCTAGCAGATACTACTCAAGGATCATTTGCAAATATAATTAAGAGATCTGATTATCCAGTGTTTAAAGTTACTCAAGGAAAGAGTATATTTACACAAGGAGAACAGGTATATATTAATGATCAACCAACAGATCTAAACGTAAGTACAGTTTTACCAGATTACATTAAAACATCTGGAAAATTCCAAGTAAAATCTGGAGATACTATTAGGGGAGTCCAATCTGGTTCAGCTGGAGTTATATCAAAAATTATAAAGAGTGATGCTAAATTTGATATTGATTTCTCTGTAAGGTCAAATCAAGGTTGGAAGAAGAATACTGGACAACTTAATAACGATATACAAGTTTTACCTGATAATGATTACTATCAAAACTTATCATATTCAGTTAAGAGTCCTATTCAATATCAGGATTCAATAGATGTAATTAATCGTTTAGTCCATACAACTGGTTTAAAGAACTTTGTTGATGTTGGAATAGCAACTCTTACAAAAGTAGGTGCAGCAGTAACAACTGTAAAATCTCTAATATTTACAGATATAATAGATGAATCTAGAGTTGATACAATTTTTGGATTTGCTCAAGCAAGAGATGCTGATGTTCAGTTAATAGAAAATAGAAATTCATCAAAATTCCTTGAGTTCAGAAACAAGAGTTTTGTTGATAGTGTTATCTGTAAGACAAATAGAGTTCTTGTAATTGATGATGTAAGTAAACAGTTTACAAATAAAGAAAACGTAAATGATAGTTTCATAGATTTAGATGAATCTGGAAAAGATTTTGCAAGATACTTAGTTCAAACAAGAAGCACAGACAATTTACAAAATGCTATCCATGAAATTATTGTTCTTCATGATCCAGAATTTGAATCAGTATTTACCTTAAGAAAGGGATACTTATCAACTACAGGTATAGCAAATACATCAACTAACGAATATGGATATACTGAAGAAGAATTTGCAACACTAGAGGGTTTTGTTGATGCATTTGATGTTCTATCTCTAAGATTTACTCCAAATGATGTATTCAATATTGATTATGATGTTAAATTAATCAAAGATACATTTAACGGTAACGTAGTTGGATTAGCATCTACATCTATTGGTTTAATTAAGAATCAATCTACAAACGCTATAGTAGGAGTTGGATCAACTAATACAATACTCGAATATGATGCAGGTAACTTTGATGCTATGCATGTTCATCTACATCTAAATGCTAATGATCTGTTTACTCAAAACTATACTGAATTATACATTCATCATGACGGAACAGACACTTATGTAGCAGATTACTACTTTGATTCTGATTCAGCTCAAGGATTTAGTGGTAATGATTTTTCAAACTTTGATGCAGGTATTACTACAGAAGGAAAACTTAGATTATCATATACAAACCCACTTACTGTTCCAGTAACTGTTAGAGCAAATGCTGTTGGATTTGGTTCTACATCAAATGCTGATGGTGCTTTAAGATTTAAAACTGCAAAGACTCAAGCAGATGGAGATGAAAGAAGTTCATTCTTCTCAGGTAACTCTGTAGTTGGAACTGGAGAAACTACAATCTTTACTGCAAGTGCAGACACAGTTAATTCTGTTAAATCATTAGTTAGTGTAAGTTATGGATCAACATATGCTTTACATCAAATACTAACACTAAGTCCTGATAGTACAAACACTTATTCAACACAATATCCTTTCTTATCTGTTGGAAGCACAACAGGAATAGGAACATTTGGTGCTGCTATTGTTGGTTCAAATCTTGAACTTAAATTCTTCCCTGAACCTACTGTAACTGGTATTGTTACTGTTAAATCATTTAATGAAGTTCTTTATCAAGAATTAGATCAAGACAGTAAAGAAGGTTTATATGAAAATATAAATTATGGTTCTATAAAAACACAAGAATATAAGATTGGACTATTTGACGCAACTAATAGTTCTAGAATTAATAAAACATCATTCAAGATGGAGTATCAGGATACACCTATATTCCAAAAATTCTGGGATCCTGCTAACACTACAACACTAAACAAGGAAACTGGTGAATTTAGTATTACTAATCATTTCTTTGAAACTGGAGAAGAGTTAATTTATAGAGCAGGAACATCAGTTTCAGGTCTTACATCTACTTCTATTGGTATTGGAGCAACTGCTGATTCTATTGGTATAGTAACTAATACACTCCCATATCAAGTTTATGCAATTAAAGTTAGCAACGAGAAATTTAAAATTGCTACAAGACCTGAATATGCATCTGCAGGAATAGCAGTAACATTTACTAATAATGGAGCTGGAAATAATCATTCATTTGAAATGGTTAAGAAATTAGAGAAGGCAATAATTTCTATTGATGATGTAATTCAATCTCCTCTTGCATATACACCGATTGTATATGATTTAGAAGCAAATGGTGGACAAATAGGAACTGCAACCACAGTATTCTCAATGACTGGTATTTCTTCAATATTCAATGGAGATATACTAAAAGTTGAAGATGAGTTTATGAAAGTCGGTGGTGTTGGTTTAGGAACCACATCAGTAGGACCAATAAGCGATGGCGATGTAAGACTTATCGAAGTTGTAAGAGGTGCTGTTGGTACTGCAGCAACAGCACATGCTGACGGAACATCAGCAAGAATTTACAGAGGATCATATAACTTCTCTGGACAAAATATCTTCTTTACTGATCCACCAAAAGGAAGTGGTTTAGTAACTGTAAATGAAAGTAATCTTCCTAAAGGATTCTCTGAATTTAATGGAAGAGTATTCTTGAGAAAAGATTACACAAATAACTTGATATATGATGATATTTCTAATCAATTTACTGGAGTTGCTCAAACATTTACAGTTAGAAGATCAGGTATTAATACAATTGGTATAGAAACTGGAAGTGGATTAGTTCTATTGAATGGAATATTCCAAACTCCAACAACAGATAATAATGCAGGAAATAATTACTTCTTTAAAGATGATGGAAGTAAAACTGAGATTGTATTTACAGGTATAACATCTACTGATGGAACTCCAGTAGTTTCACTAGAAGATCCTAATCAAAATGCCTTCCCTAAAGGTGGTTTGATAGTTTCAATAGGATCAACTAATGGTTTAGGATTTGCACCTCTAATTGGTGCTGATGTTCTACCTATCATAGGTGCAGGTGGATCAATATCAGGAATAATTGGTATTCCTACATTTACAACACCTGGATATTCTATAAGCACTGCTTCTTATGACTTCACAACTGGAATATTAGATGTAACAACAGGCACTGCCCATAATCTAAATGCACAGAATGATGATGTATATCTTGAAGATTTGAAGTTTACTAGTGCTCTAGGTATTACAACATATGGAAATAGTACATTAGGAAATATATTCCCAATAACTCAAATTGTTGATAGCACAAGATTAAAGGTAAAAATAGGTATTACAACATTTGATCAAACTTATGTTGGATTTGGAACAGTGTATCCATACTATAACTCTACTTCTAGAGCATTTGGATCTGGTTATAATGGAAGAGTTGCTATTGGTGTTAGTGTATATGAACCTGGACATACAGGAAATAATGCTGTTATATCTGCAGAGGTTCTAACTAACGAACACAAATACTGGTATGGAACATCAAATAACATTTATTATGGTGGACAATACTTACATACGTTTGATTCTGCCTCTACAGGTGCTGTAAATGTTCAAAGTGGTGCTGAAGCTGGTAATCAAAAGACACCTAGCAGTGCTTCATATGATCCAATAACTGGAGATATGACACTAGCATTTGCTAGTCCACACGGAATGAGCACTAGC